CAGGATCAAATCTTTTGCTGTGCTGACATTGCGTGGATCCAGTCCAGTGGGGTCAAACATGCTGGTATTCATCATGCCCAGCGTTGCAGTCTTGACCTGCATGGCATGTATGCAACCTTCGGTACCGCTTGGATAGTTGTTGCACAGCACCATGGCCGCATGATTGTCACTGTGTACCAGTGCTAGATCCAGCAGTTGTCTGCGGGTCAAATCTTGTGTTGTGACTTTGGGCTTTTTTTCGTGTGGACGTTTCTTGCTGGTGAATGTTTTGAACACCAGACGTTCGTTGAGGTCTTGATTGGCATCCAGCACAATCATGGCAGTGATCAGCTTGCTGATGCTGGCCACAGGACGGATAGCATCAATGTTTTCACCTTTGACTATGGTGCCTTGTTGATCTGCTACCAGCCAACTCTTGGCAGTCACTGTCTCTGCTTGAGCCAAAGAGGAAACGAGCAGGATCGCTGTACATAAAAATAAACGCATGAATCAATCCGGTTGGGTTATTTTTCGTGGTTTCTATATTCTTCAACACTAATCCATTCTACTAATTTTTCTATCTTGTATTTTGTAGTGTTGTTTGCTTTGGCACAAGCGCCAATACCATGATATACTTTACCGTTATATCGACAAGGTTTAGAATGTACTAAGGCATGCTCAATCCCGTATGTATTCTGTACTCCTGTCTTACCTTTATTCCACGGTTCTTTACCCTTGTTAAAATGTTCTTGTATTTTCCAACGCTTACGCAACCCTTCAGAAGTTTTTGGTTTTGGTACCCCAGTAGTAGCCTTTCGAATATTTTCTTTCCATTCTTGTTTTTCTTCACTGGTCATTTTATAATGGCAGGGTTTTCCGTACATAGGATTCTTTTCGCCTATTAACTTTTCTTTCTTATCCATTGCTTCTTGCCATGCCGGGCACATAGACATATCTCCACCATCGCCTGATTCTTTTTTTAGATTAGCCCATTCTGTTGATTCTACTATATTCCACAGGTTGCTATAATAAATGCCCTGGGTCACTAATTCTTCTTTGTTATCTGTTTCTAAAAGGATTTCTGTAGTGTAATCATATCCGTGCTTTTTAAGATGTCTGATCCATACAGTTCCGCTTCCTGGATATTTGTGCGGATCCTTACAAACAGTTTTGCCTAAGTATTTTAAGCCGGTTTTATTATGTGTTTTTACATATAGATACATTGTATTCTCCTACAATGTATTTATCATGTGCGACAAATGATTACTTCTCTGTAGCTACCCATTCACCGTTCCAAGTATCTGGTAGGTTTTGTTGCTTCATAAAGTCGCAACGCTCAATCCAAATTTTGTAATACTTGTCCATCTGGCCATCAAAGTTGCCAATTAACTTCTTACACATGGCCGCGGCTTCATCAAACTTCTTAGCTTTATACAAGGCATGCATCCGGTCATGTTGCTCGCGATCTTTTGTATAATCATTGCCACGTGTGCGTAGTGCCGTATAAATCAAGTCTGCTACAGTCTTACCTTTTGGTTGTAAGTTGTCTAATAGCAAATAGAAAAAATCATCTTTGGTACGATTGTATGTTTCGGCACCAATAATACATAGCACACCATAAGCCTTACAACGTGCTTCTAGTCGTGCCGCTGTTGAAACCATGTCACCTAAGATGTCATATCCGTGGCGTTCTGTTGAGCCCATTTCACCGATAAAGCCAATGCCCGAGTTACAGCCCCAACCCATTGCGGCTGGAGGTAATCCTTGTGCTTCCATCATCTTGGTATACTCGTCTACTTTATCCAACATCTCTAAACCAACCCGTACAATAGTGTGTGCATGGTTGGCGTCATCGATTGGCGCACCGTGTATGTGCATTGACGCATCGCCTACATACTTGACAATCATACCCCCATTATCTATCATTGGCTTACTGATAGCATCCATATAACCATTCATATATTTTGTGAGTCCAGCAACATCATCGCCATAGTGTTCACCAATTGGAGTAAATCCACGTAAGTCACTAAACATAACTGATACGTCTTTACGTACACCGCGTTTGATAAGCTCGGGATCTTTTTGTAATAGTTCTACAACTTCCTTGGAGCAATAACCTGCAAACTGTTTCTTGATAGCTTGCTTCTGTAAAAACTCACTTACAAACTTGACCCCGTACACATGGAGAGCAACCAACATAAGGCCACCAACCAAACTAGTAATGTCGACAAGCCAAGCATTAGTCGAATACAACAAATTAGAAAGGGGAATACTACCACTAATAACAATAACGCTAGTAAAAATTCCAACATAAGTCCACCTTGATAAGAATATTAATAAAACACCTATGGCAAGTAGACCTAATACTTCTGCGCCTTCTGCCCAATCCGGACGTGTAATTACAGCACGATCTTTGTTAGCAATTACAGTACCCAGTACAGCCGCTTGTAAATCTTGTGGCAACATTTCGCCTAAACTTGTAGCAACAGGATTACTTAAACCCTGAGCACTTACACCAACAATAACAATCTCGCCTTCAAAGTCTTGAGGCAAGTCAGTTAAACTATAATGGCTTGGTTGTAAGCTCCAGTCAATCCAAATACGACTTAAACTATCGGTAGCTACAGGACCAAACTTAGGAATACGCATTTTCTCAACGCCATTCTCATTTACTTTGATCTGCACAGTTGAGTCTGCTCCAGCAACACGAAGTGTTTCCATTGCTAGGCTCGGATATAGTTTGCCATTGTAAGCAACTACCAATGGCATACGACGTACAACACCATCAACCTCGGGTAAAGTATTTGTAATACCAACGCCGGCTGCCGCATTTTCTACCCCGGGTATGTTGGCAATAAGTCCCGGATAAGTTACAAAACTATCAAGACCAAATGGACCAATGATTACCGAGCCCGGTGCCCTTGGGTTATTACGAGTTTGTGTGCTACCTATGCTAGGCAATACAGTTGGGAATTGTTTTAGTCCTCGTACGTAGTCGCTATCATGACCCATACGATCGCGATCAGGGGTAAGGACATTAAAGACCACAAGGCCTGCGTTACGTTGATAAAGTTCTTGAATAATTTTTGCATATACATCTCTGCTAAATGGGAATTGTCCGTATTTTTCTAAGGACTTTTCGTCTATGTTTACAACACTAACACCAATTGCTTCTGGGGCCTTACTTGTTACTAGTGTATCAAAGTAACGTAAGCGAACTGATTCTACAAATGTAGGATCAGCAATTCTTATACTTAATACAAGTGCTAATGTTAATAAAGCAGTCCAGGGGCTTGTTAGGATTCGTTTGTAATTGATTTTCATTAAAATATTTATCGGACGACAAGCTGGTCAGCAAACTCTAATAAAAGATTCCAATGTCGTTGATTGTGCCATTTTGAGTTAATATACTGCCAGGGTTTTTGGTACCAGTATTCTTGGCTTTCGGGGTGGCATCCAATTATACCTATTCGCCCTTGGAATATAGCCATTGGGTCACCGTTGGCATATCGGGCTACAGTAGTGAATTTAGTTTCATCACCTACTAAGGCACACCCGTCATAAAAGTACATATCTTCGGCGCAATTATTCCACAAAACCGGCGCGGTTGTGCCGTAACTACGACGAATATCGGCGCCAGGACGTGTAATATATTGTACAGCATCTACTCCGTCTAATATGTCAAAGTATCTGCTACCGGCCCAATACGCACCCATACATATACCCAAATAGTGTCCGCCGTTGGCTACATAATCGGCTATTGTATTTTCAGCACGGCGCCTAAAAAATTTGTCGTAACTGTCCGAATCGCCAATGCCGCCAGGAAAAGCAACAATGTCGACCCCAGCTAGGGTAGATTCATTAACTTGGGTTTTATCAAACAACTTAACATCAAAATGTGGGCTTAATGCTAGTGTCATAGCATCGCAACAATCTTTACTACATTCTGGGTGATTTATAAACAATGCTATTTGGTACTTCATACTACTATTTACACGCTATTAGATTTTCCTCAAATATACGCCAGGCACGTTCCCATGACCAACGCTGACTACCTTCCCACACCCGTTGACGTTTTAGCATAAGTGCGTTGTCAACTGCCTGTTTTAGATCTGCGTTTAAGCAACCAGTAATACCTTTGTCAACTACATCCATTGGGCCTTGTACAGGATAAGCCGCCACAGGAGTTCCGCAGGCCATTGCTTCAATCATTACAATGCCAAATGTTTCCCAACGGGAAGGGAATACAAACACTTCAGCATTAGCATAGTAACAAGCTAGATCTTTTCCAGTTTTGAATCCAGTAAATGTAACTTCGGGATATTGCTTTTTGTAAATATCTAACATAGGCCCATCGCCGACCATAATTTTTTGATAGCCAGGATAATCTAATTCAAAAAACTCTTCTAAATTCTTTTCTTTACTAACACGACTAACACACAGTAGATATTTGCTTGGAAAGTTTTCTCTATAGTTGGGATGAAATATCTCACGATCAACACCGCGTGTCCAAGGAATAACTTCACCGCCAAACCCGTGTGCTTTTAATTCAGCCACCATCGAGTCTGTGGTAGTTAAAACTTTGCCACTATGTTTATGAAACCAGCGTACAAAGCGCCAAGTAATTGATTCGGGTATTCCAAATAGTTTATTAAGTCCTTCTGGAAACTTAGTATGATAAGCGGTATTGTGGCGAATACCAGCCAATGAAAGATATGCTCTAGCCCACAAACCAAGAGGACCCTCTGTGGCGATATGGATATAATCCGGATTGATCTCCTCAATCTTCTTGCCCATCTTCCTGGGATAGGCAATCTTGACTTCGTTGTAGCCAGGGCAATCAATGTAGCTGAACCACCCGGGATCCAACACCACAACGTTATAACCGTCACGAACAGCACACGTCTCAATATTTTTGTAGGTCGTAACCACACCATTGATCTGCTCCGGTAAATTATCAGTTATTATAAGAATCGTTGTCATTTTCTTGTGTCCATGTAATTATTTCCCATCGACCGTTGTGATGCTCTACAAGTGCTGTACAACTTTCTACCCAGTCTCCATCATTCATATATGTTACACCATCTATGTCTTTGATTTCTGCGTGGTGTATGTGTCCACAGATAACGCCATCGTATCCGCGCTTCTTACAGTAGCCGGCTAGATTACGTTCAAATTGAAACATAAAATCTGACGCCTTCTTAACTTTATGTTTAAGGTATTTACTCAGGCTCCAGTAGCCAAAGCCTAGTTTGTGACGTATCCAATTGAATCTTGAATTCCAATCTAATACTAGGTCGTATAACTTGTCGCCAAGAAATGCTAGCCATGGAGCAAGGCGTGTGATGCCATCAAACAAGTCACCATGTGTAACTAGGTAGTGTTTACCGTCTGCCCCAATATGTTCTGTTTGGTTGTGTATTTCAACAAGTCCAAAGCTAAACCCATATGGTATCATCGGACGCAGGAATTCGTCATGATTTCCAGCCACGTATACAACCCTAGTGCCACGTTTAGCGTGA